TTGGTTTGACAAGATTTAGCAACTTTTTCTAACCAAATGATAACGTCTCCCCAATGATTACTTTGTTTATCCATTTTTATAGTTTGAACAAAGATAAGAAAAAAATAAGACCCGACAAAATAATTTTTGACGGGTCTTTTGGAAAGGATATATGAGAACACCTTACGGTGATGTCATTTATAAATATAATAAAGAACCAAAAATTATCAAATTCAGACACAACCAGAGGGGTTATTTTAATAAATGATAATATTCTTTAAAATGTTTCAATCTATCAGCAAGTCCTATGGTTCCACCATTTACACATTTTGTAACGGAAGTTACAGTTGCGTTGGAATCATCAACACATCTTTTCAAACAATTTTTACTGAAAAACCATGCCGCTGAGAGTAAAGGGTATTTTGTTGAAACCAAATCAGGATTTGAAACAATGTCTTCATTTATTGCTTTTCCAAATGCGGTGTAATTGTCTTTACCTGTGAGTTGAATATAACCTCTACCACGAAATTTGAAACCTTCTCCTGTTGATTCAGGACCGTTACCCATTCTTCCTCCGTACACCTTTGATGCAATTTTCTGAGGATTTCTTGCGTAAGATTCAGAAAGATTTCCCGGAAAATATTTTGGGAAAATGTTTTTGAGACCCTGAGCGGAATAATTTAAATTCTCTTGAGTAAGTCTAAATCCTCCTGATTCGTGACCACACTGTGCAAGAAAGTGAGCAAGTTTTAAAGGTGTATCGATACCGAATTTTTTTGCGGTATCAGGAATTTGAGCGATAACATTATCAGGAATGTGACCCTTCAGATTTTCTAATTTCAAAGAACCAGTGTTTACAATTGGAGCTTGTTGTACAGGAGCGGGTTCAGTAATTAGAACTCCTTGTCCCATAATTTTTTGCCATGTTTGTTCCCCCACGATACCATCGGGACTTAAACCATTTTTTGTTTGGAAATTTTTTACTGCTTGCTCAGTTCCATTACCGAAGATTCCATCGGCACCTAAGCCCAATTTTTGTTGAAGTTTTTTAACGTCTTCTCCTTTAGACCCAACTTTTAGTAGCATAGTAATTTACTTTTTCAATAAATATTTTCTACTGTGAAGAATGTGATAGATTAACATCACCTAATATACAATACTTGATGTTTTGAGTAACGTTCGAAGTTGTCACATTTATTGTAAAAAATGTGACGGGTGATATAGAACCAAAGTTTGTTCTATTGATGGAGTCATAATTTGTTGCAGTGAACCAAAGCACTTCCGTAATAGGTCTGAGTCCTGTAATATGTGCTAAGATTAGATATGCGTCACCTAAATCAATAATACCATTTTTATTTGCGTCAGCGGCTTTCCACTGCTTTGTTCCCGTTAGAAATAAACCTGAGGGAGTATTATTAGGTGTATTTACGTTTTGAATTTCGTTAAATAGTGGGGTAAAATCGGCGGTTGTTATCCCTTGAATCGAAAGAGAGGGGACTAATTTATAGGTCGAATTTTGTTGAGGTAAAGTAAAGGTGTAAGTTCCACTTGAAGTTAAAGTTTTATAATCGACCAAGGTTTCAACTCCGTTTACCACCCTATATAATGTCAAAGTTGGATAAGGGCTCAGTGTCGGAACTGAAACTGTACCCGAAAGTGTATTTGTAATTGCAACAGTATTAGTTGTGTTTGCTGCGTAGTATCCTGTAAAAGTTGCATCCTGAGGATTTGACCACGTACCAAACTCAATTACGTAAGGATTGGACCAATCAGGTAAATCATTCCAACATCCACCACCACCCCATTTTGTTACTGCAAAATCTTCACCACCAGCATCATTAGGTTCACCACCACACCAATTTTGATATGTTCCTGGTTGAGGGTTCCCATTAAAGTTTCCAATATTGACCAAAGTTCCATTTTCAGGACCCGCATCAACTCTCCAATAACCCTCTTGTAGTCTGTCTGAGAGAGCAAACCATATATTATTCTGAGGAACGTTTGCAATAATAAAGTTTTGTTCATCCGCAGACGTAATTGTCACCAAATAACCAGTTTGACCTTTGAAGGTTTGTTGAGCAGCTAAAACCTTTGAATTTGTGTAAGTCGCGGTGGTCGAAATTGGTCTATAAAAGTGACCATTTGTTGCGTTGTAATAATATCCCACAGGGTTTATTGTTGTTGAAACTGAGATTTGAACACTTCCCAATGCAGAACCTGTGTTGATTTTGAGTGAGGCAAGTGCGTTATTTACGTTTGCTTGAGTTCCTGTGAAACTTATTCTTGTGATATTTGACCAAGTGTTATATCCTGTGGCAAAAGATAAACCTGTAGTTGTTGTGATTGAAAATGTTGTTCCTGCGGGGGGATTAACAAGACCTATTGAAGTTAATAAAGTTTCAGATGTGAATCCGTTGATTACAAATCCACTTGCATCTTGACCTGAGGTACTCACCTGATAAGTTCTTCCTGGAGGTGCCGTTACACTTTGTGCGAAACAAAAATCATGCGAAACAAACTGTGCGAAACAAAATAAAAATATGGTAAGGAATATTTTCATAGATTTACTTTACTACCAATCAAGAAAAATGATAAAATAGGAAACTCAGGATTGGTACTCAGATTGGCTTTATAATTTACATTAAATTTGAATCTTCTTGAGATTTGGTAATCAAATCCACTTCCTATGAACGCACTGAATGTTCTGTCTGTTACAGTTACTTTATCTACTGAAGAATAAACCACAGGTGTTGAAATTAAATAAATCTCAGGGGAGATGGTAAGTTTTTTATTTGCAACAATTGGCTTGGTATAAAATGCAGTGAATGATGGACTGATAAATAAGTTACTATCTTCAGGAAGTTTGGCAACAGCTCCACTTATATTAAATCCTGTAATTCCCCACTTCTTGGCGTTTATTATCATACTATAACCCAAAAATGAAAATAGGTTTCCGTATGAATAAGCACCCGTTAGATTTACATTATGAACGAATTTAAGGGTTCCTGATTGGTTAATTTTTATTTTTGTATATCTTGAATTGATAGCAAATTGTTTGAAATTAAACCAAATCATTCCTGTTACACCCCAAGAACTTGTTCCCATTAGAGAGGTTCTTGATACACCGACATTTGCAATTCCTGTAAAACTTTTGTCTAAGTTTTGAGCGGAAGTAAGGTCAGATGAGACTATCATGGGGTTCGAATTTCCTGATTTTGATGAACCTTTTTTTCCTCCACCTCCACCACTTGAACCACCACTTTCTGAACCACGGTCGTTCCTTACATCAACGTTCATTACCGTTGTCGCCACCACCTCTGAACCTTTTTCTTTATCTTTCTCACCGCTTCCCGTAGAAGAAGATGTAGAAACGCCACTATTATTATTACCCCCACTATTAGGAGAATTACTGTTCCCCCCGACACCACTGCCACCGCTTGTAGGGTTATTTGAAGTCCCTTGAGAAGAAGTTTGACCCCCTTGGTTAGAACTTCCCACAGGTACAGAACTGTTGCCCTGACCGCCTGATACACCTGAGCCCCCATTTGGAGAAGTCCCACTACTATTAGTATTAGAAACGGAATTATTAGAGTTAGAATTAGTATTTTCATTTCTATTTCTTGTTTTTTCGGACCTATTGTCTTTTGAACCCGCATCATTTCCACCCATAGATGAACCTTGCATCACGGATGAGTTTATTTGACCAACAACACTACTTACCACATTTCCGATTACTTGTGCGGTTATTTGATTTCTTGTGACACCTACGGATTGAACCGAGCAAGGTGTCAATTTTCTGTAGTCCACATAAGCTTGATTGACCCAAGAGGCAAAAGCACCACTCGCCACGTCAGCCGCGGTGAATGATGCCGATTTTCCATAAAAATAAATTATTGTTCCTCCCTGAATAGGGATTGAAAAGTTTGTGACAGCTTTTGTGCAAGGGTCTATAAACTCGTAATTAATGGTTTGAGCATCAACTTTCAAGCTGAGAAAGAAGATACAAACAATACTTAAAAAAATTTTTAACCCTTTCCACATTTATTTTGGGAACACGCCCTTTTTAATCATCCTTACAAGAATTCTACTACAAGCAATTTCAAGTGCTTTCTTTGTAGTAATTCCTATTGTAGATTGATTGAATTTAACGTCACTCAAATTATCATCATTTAAAAGAGATAATTCTCTGACAGTCTTTGCCTCACCAAGACCTGATGCTGCAATAATTTCACCTGTTTCTGCGTTTGTAAATCTAACCTGAAGACCGAGTCTTGTGTTTACAATATTTTTAACTCCATCTTTTAAATTTACAGTCTCATCTTCAGAAACAGAAAAGTCATAAACTTCGATTGTAACGAAATAATGAGCAAGTCTAATCTTACCTCTTCCGTCCAATTTGTCTTGACTGATTCCTGCTTGGGATGCCTGAAACTGTTTAACCATACGGTTTTTTATTTCGGTTTTATCTTCAGTAAAAGTAAATCTGTTTAGTTCAGACAAAAACTCCAAACTGATATTTGCAACACCAAGACCAACTTTCTTTTCTTTGAGTTCAGGATACTGTTCATATACCTCATCACTAATTCCAATTGTTAAGATTTGAATTGGAATTTGTGGACCATCATAGTCCATAAGTGAATCGATATTAATCTTTGTTTCAAAACTCGCTTTATACTGCTCAGTTTTTGTTGTCCCCACAACTTGTGCGTTGACAAATGAGCATGCAAGTAGAAATACAGGTAATAAAATTTTCTTCATTTTAAACTTGTTTAATAAGACCACATTTAAGACACTCTTCATCTCCATCACCATCAGCGTCACCCCAAACGTGTTCACACTGACGATGTTCGAAATACATGTCTATAATACCGTCACCATCCTCATCGATACCATCCATTGTACCATCACCATCTTCATCGATTTCGACACCGACTTGAGGGGCGACCTGAGGGGTTACTTGAGGGGTGGATACCACAATAGGTTCATTATGTTGAGCCGATGCAAAATCTTTCATATCTAAAGTAGATGAGAAAGATACACCATCCTCTTCGTCCATTTTTTGAACTAACATCTTGTCCTTATCTGTATCACTGAACCAATAGTCAATAATCTTACCATAAGAACCGATAAAAGCACCAAGTAATAAAAGTAGAAGCTCTTTCCACTCTCCACTGATAGCACTTTGTTCAAAAATAGCCAAAAAAATTGCGCCCATGATTACAACAAATCCTCCAAGAACAAGAGCGGTAATCCACCATCTCTTTTTCATCATGGAGTTTAATAAATCTTTAAATCCTGTTGGTGTTTGTTGACTCATAAATTACCATTTTGGTTCCTCTGAAAAAGGTTTAGGTTTTGGAGCAGGTTCAGCTGGTTTAGCAGCAGGTTGCGACGCTTTTTCTTTGATAATCACAGTTTTCTCAGGTGCTGCTTGCTGTTGTTGAGAATTGTTAATTACGATTGTTGGTTGAGGAGGAGGTGCTTGTTCTTGTTTTTCTTCATGACCGCCAAACAACAAAGTGCTTAGCCATACGCCACCACCCGCAACAACAGTTCCGAGTGTTCCTACGATGGTCTTCTTTAGTCCTGACCAAGACCCATCATTTTGTTCTAATTGTTCTTCTGACATAGTTTTAAATTTTTACAAATGGTTTAGTTATTCTTTCATTATTATTCGCCATCACTAACAAATATTTACCTTGTGCTAGATTTTTGGCGTTAATGGCTCTTGTGATTACGTTTGTAAACTCATCGGTTTTGAAATCTCCTAAATCCAAAACCTTTCTTCCGTTGTAATCATAAACATAACCCTTCATCCAATAATTATTCGGAAATGTAACAGTTAATTCAAATTGTCCCGAATTTGGATTTGGTCTGATTTCTGCAATAGGCTTCGTTACGGCTAATACTGGCCCTGCCGCTCTATAAGTTAAAACTATTCTTTCAGATGCTAATTCAATATTGAAATGTTCACCTTCAGAATTGGAGGCGTCCATTAGTTGTCTAACAAAAACATAAGAAGAAATATCTTCCGAAGGGTCAATTGGCGTAAATTTTAAATTAAAGGGGGTGGATAAACCACTTATCCCCCCCTTTTTTTGATTATTCATTCCACCGAATCTGATGATTCCATTTTGGTCATCATGAGTTACATATTGTAACCACTCATTCGGAACTTTTGATATTATTTCTGCGAATCTAACTTTTGTTGGGTCATATTTCATTTCGAATTGTAATCCATAATTTACTAGTCCGTTTGTGGATACATTAAATGGTACAAACATGGGTTGACCTACAGAATATGAGTTCGGAATATTAACAGAATATCTTCCAGTATAAACAGGACCTCTTACAAGGTTCCCGTTTGCGTCATAAACAGGTGAAGAGTGACTTCTGTCAACATCTCCTTGTACATAATATTTCAAATCTAATGACAAATTAGAAGTAAGAACCGTATCTAGTACGAAATTTTGTCTACTTGTATAAGTTGTCCAATCTGACCACTGATTTGTACCTAAAGCCAAACTATCAAACTCGTTTTTGGTGAAAACTTTAATCAAGTTATTTGTTGCAATCGGTCTAAGTCCAGAAACGGAAGCGTAAATACCATAAGGGTCACCACCATCAAACTTTTGGTTCCAATTTATATCTGCAATCAAATATGCCAACCCATTTTGTAAATGAGTGCGAGGGTAAGTTTGAGAAATGTCAGCGTTTACAAATTCGTTGAACGCTTTTACTGCGTCAGTAACAGTAACTGAATTGTCTCTAATTGAAACTAAACTATCAGGATTGAATCTTAATTCGATTTTATACCTTGTGTTTTCATCGATATTATCCAAAACATATAAACCTGTGTTTATATCTGGAACTGTAGTTGAAACAAGATTTCCTGTTGCATTTTCATAACAATATAATGTCGGAACCCAACCTCTTGTAATCACTGATGGTGGAAGCCAAACCTTACCTGAAATTGTAAGGTTTCCAAGTAATTTCACTGCGAGTTTGTTATAATTCAAAACCGCCACGTTGTCTCCAATTGTTGTTCCGTCAACTTTGAACATTCTTGCCCAATTAAGGGTTACAGTATCTGATACGAAGTTTGGAATTACGTTGTTAATTCTATATTTGTTGTGAATTATGTAACCATTAGAGGAAACCTGTGAACCATTTGATAAAACCAAATAGTTTCTTGCTATAGTCCAGTTTGTATCGGACACATAAGTGTAATTTCCACTTGAGTAGGATTGATATTTGTAATCATCCCAACTTCTGTAGGAAATTTCGGGACCGTTTCCACTAACCGCAGCGTCAACAGTTGTGGATATGTGTGTAAAAAGTCGTTTTTTATATTGCCAGTCCACTTGAAAACTTCTCACATCCGTACCAGTCGCTGGTTTGTAATACCAAGCAACATCTAACGTGTCACCTCTCCTTACAGTTTTCAATTGTTGGAAGTGACCGATTTCTGGTGTTTGTGAAAAACCTAAAAATGGGAATGACAATAATGAAATAAATGCCAATAATTTTTTCATCATTCAAATAGATTTTTGATTAATGTCTCACAGGATTTTTTTATCACATTAGAGACGGATTGTTGATTAATTTTACCACCTTCCGAAATTATCAGGGAAGACATAGAAATTTCCGAAGACTTTTCAGTTACTATCGTTTCTTTTATTTTTTTTCCTTTTGAGTCCAAAAGTTTTGCTCTCACTCTGAGAACCGTTTCATCATTTTCTTTATGAATTACAGAAAATCCTGTCTTGGTGTTAAGAACATCAAAGAAAATCAATTCAATTTGCAATTTATTCTCAGATAAATTACAACTGTCTACTAGTTGAAACTCCCTGTCTTGAAGGTATTCAAGTAAGATGTTCTTGAAACCAAATGTTAGGTTTCTATTACCCAACATTTGTCCAATTTGGATTTTATTTTCAATAGATGAAATACAAACCTTTTTATCTTGTGAATAAGAAAAAAGGGTGCTAAAAAGCAATAATAAAGTAACGAAAATTTTTCTCATTTTTCGGTAGTATCTTGGTATTCATAAATATATCTTATCTTTGTTCCCGATATTTATTTTAAATTAATTTTTTATGCGGTTATTGACAGAAATAGATAGGATAAAATCGGTCATGGGGATTTTGAACGAACAAGATGAAGAATCTTCAGCTCCAAAGATGAATCGTAATCTCAAATCTGTTGTTGAAACATTACAATTTTTGAAAATCTACGGTGGCAAAATTGAGAAAATGTTGGTTGATATTTCTGACTACGCAAACAATCAAATTATAGATTTTGATTTGATGAATAGAGGATTGAGAAAAGTACTTTTGAAAAAAGGTGACAAAAAAAAGAATATTGAAGATTACTTAGGTAAAATTCTAACATCTCTCAAATATAGAGAAAGAGATGGTTATGGTGTTGAACCTGAAAGTGAAGATTATGGTTTTGAAATTGAGGAGCCTTCCTTGATACCAAAAAAAGTTTATAAAAAAGAACTTTATGAACTTCAGGTAGAGTTACTAAAACTACAGGAGTGGTTGAAAAAAACTGGAAAAACTGTAATAGTTGTTTTCGAAGGAAGAGACTCTGCGGGTAAAGGTTCTACAATCAAAAAATTCACTGAGAACTTGAACCCAAGATATTATAATGTGGTTGCGTTGGGTGTACCAACACCAGAAGATAGAAAAGATTGGTGGAACAGATACAGAAAACAAATAAGACCAGGAGTAATCAATCTTTTTGACCGTAGTTGGTATAATAGAGGACTTGTTGAGCCCGTTATGGGATATGGAACGCCTGAAGAATATGCTGATTTCATGGAAAATGTTGAGGACTTTGAAAATGATTTAGTTAAAGACGGAGACTATCTTTTCAAATTATGGTTTTCAATTGATAAAGACACTCAAAAAAGAAGATTTGATATTCGTCAGAAATCACCTTTGAAATATTGGAAATATTCTCCAAACGATGCAAAAATGCAAGACCTTTGGGATAGGTTCACTGAATTCAAAGAAAAACTTTTTGATAAGACCTCAACGGTAAACAATCCTTGGGTTGTAATTGACTCTGAAGACAAAAGAATATCAGGACTTAACGCAATTAGATACGTTTTACAAAACATTCCTTATGAAGGGAAGAATACGAAAGTTTTGGATGTAGAATACCCAGAAGTTTTAGCTGTTTTGAAACCTTAATTTTCCTCGTTGAATTGTTTTGAAGAAATTACAATCCAAATATCCAAAAGGAGATAAACGAGATATTGTTGAATTTCTGAAATTGGATGATTTGTAGAGTAATTTTGTTGGAAAAGCCAAATTAGAATTTTTACCATACAAAATACTCTCACTGATAGCAAAAGTATACCCGTTAATGTTTTCATTATCCAAAATTACAACTATTTATTTACAAAGACAACGCCATGGTAAATTTACGAGACTTGATAAAAGAGGCATTGGAAGAACACTTAGATAAATCTCTTATTTTAAAAGAGAATACTGAAATTTCAGAGTCCTTACAATATCACATTGATAATGATTTAACTCTAACAAATAATATTTTCAGAGTATATTCAAAAAGTTATTTTGACTTGGTAAATGAAGTGAGAAATTTGTGGAAAGAAGGTAAGATTGAGTTGAATGAGGAGGATACTCTAATGGTTGAATCAGATTTAGGACAAAGAGTTAAAATCCGTGGTGAAATCGTTTATTTGGATGCTCCTTACATTGTGGAAGAGGAAGAAGATATTATTGAGGAAGCGGAACACAGAGGTAAAAAAGTAAATTTGAACAAACCCTTCAGAACACCAGGTGGTCCCAAAAAGTTTGCGGTCTATGTGAAAAGTCCCGGTGGTGGAGTAAAAAAGGTAACATTCGGTGACCCAAATCTTAGAGTCAGAAATAGAAATAAAGTGGCTGCAAAATCTTTCAGAGCTAGACACAAATGTGACCAAAAAAAAGATAGAACCACAGCGGGTTATTGGTCATGTAATGTAGGAAGATATGCTAAACAACTTGGTTTGTCCTCAAAAAATTCTTGGTAATGGATTTGGAAGTTTTGAAAACATATTTACAGAATTACTTCAACTCTGTTTTGAATACAAGATATAGTAAAATTACTGAGGAAAAAGGTATGGGTCCGATAGAGTTTACCCTTTATGACATTATAAAAGGGAGTTACCAACCTCCAATATTTCATATTTTTTTAGATTCAGAACCCATGATGAAAAAATCTCACACTAACAGGCCTTGGGCCATTATGTTTATGAGTAATGTGGAAGATGATATTAAAAATTTTATGAAAGCACTTTCTATAAATTTCCCAATAAAGATACATTGGAATAAAAGACCAATTTTCAAAAATGCAACCCTATCAGCAGACTATTAATGACGGCAAAATTTTACGTACATTTAGTCCCAATATCGATTCCGAAGAACTGAAATGGCACCAAGATTTGAAGGATAGAAAAGTAACTGTTTTGGAATCCGGTGGATGGTCTTTCCAAATGGATGACAGTTTGCCAAGCAAATTACAAATTGCCGAACAAATTTTTATTCCAAAATTTGTTTGGCACAGAGTAATAAAAGGTCACTCTGATTTAATTGTTGAAATCGAGGAATTTTGATTAGTTGACAGTAGGAGGAGAAATTTCTGAGGTTACTGTTGTTGTCCAAGTCATTTCAGGGATTTCTGATGTTATCCCCTCAGCCACATAGACTCTCTGCTCTGGTACATCGACACGACATTTTAATTCCATTCCCCCTAAACACTCTTGATGAACCTTTTCCTGTAGTTCATCACTACACAAATTTTTATTTGTATCTTTTGATTTGAATATTTTTCTAACAATTGGAAACAGGTACTCGTCTGCTTCAACATCTAAATAATCGACTCTACTATCTTCAGCATTCCAAAAACTCATATCATTTTCACTGAGTGATTTGAAACCTGCAAACTTGTAACCCGTGTATTTGTTTATAAAATAAACTAAAATTCCTTGACGCCAGTATCTTTCGAAATATTGTTTGTCAGTTTGATAAGTGGTGCACCATCTTGTTGACGCTCCGTATCTCGCAGATGATGCAAATGTGAGAGGTCTAACAATGACCCATTTCTCATCTTCATATTCTTTTATCACTTGACCTTCTAATTCACGATTCAATTCTTTGATACTTGCTAAGGAGACCGCATTTCTGATGTCCTCAATTGTACTGTAAGAAGTTACATCATTGTTGTCAATTCTTTTATTTTCCATCAAAGAGACAAAATCTCTCAAAGTTTCGAAATGACTATTTGGATAGAAATCCATCAAGTACCTCACGAAATAATTTTGATTTTCACTGAAACCTTTGGTGTTAATACCTAAATTAGTAAGCAAGGTTCTATATTCCATAATCACTTTGGGTACTTGGTCTTTTGGATATTGCTCATTAATTCTCCATCTTTTACTAAAAATTTTACAGAGTAATGGGAAATATTTGTATGAACTTGTAGGGTCAATAGCTTTGAATACATCAAACATCGTAACATTGAGTTCCGGATATTGTTTTTTTAATTCATCTAATCGAGACATAAATGAGTTTTTTTGAAAAATAGTTGAAATAAAATTCATCGTCAAATAAAAAAAAGGTGAGTTATTCACCTTTTTTCTGCGGAAGAGGTAGGATTCGAACCCACGATACGGTCACCCGTATGACTGATTTCAAGTCAGTTGCCGTACAACCACTTGGCTACTCTTCCATTTGTTTGATTTATATAAAAATACTATATTTGTGGAATGAAAACAACATTAATTTCAATTTTTTTGGTTTTGTCCATGAACTGTTTTTCACAAACAACGGACTTACTTTATATTCCCAAACAGAAGTCTCTTTTGTTAACTTACAAGAATTGGAGTCCACTAGGATTTTATGTGGGAGGATATTTTGTTACCAACTTTCCTCAACCTTACATTTATACCACTCCAATATCCATCATCAATCGAGCAGGTATAAACTTAAATTATGATAATAAAATTTCTGTTATGGGTGGTTTTTTCATTCAATCATATTCAGACAGTCTTACGCTAAAACCGGATTTGTGGATTAAAATTAACCCTTTGAGAACAATTCTTAAAACTGACCGTGGTTTTGATTTTTCTATTGGAATAAATTACATGGAAGAGTTTCGATATGCGATAGGTTTATCAATCCCAATCCGTGGTATTTATTGATTATGGAAGAAGAGGTTCTCAAATACCTTCAAAAAAAATTCAAGGGAAAAACTATTGAATATGAAGGATATGAATACGAATTTTTGGATGTTTATATCGAAGACTATCATTTCACCTTTGTAGTAAACACCATTTTACCTGTGAAAGGTGGTGCATACCTTTTGGAAAAAATTTATGAAAACATAGGGGATATTGTTGGAGACTTTTTTTATTCTATAGGAAAACAGTTTACTATCTCCGTAGATGTTTTAGTTGACGGTAAGGATGTAAAATCTAGTTATCTACCGTGGGAAGACGTGGTAAAAATATTTGAGTTAGCAAATCTTAATGCAAACACAGACACTTTTTCTATTTCTGATAAAGATTATAAACACAACTTTGAAATAAAAGCCAAGTTTTATCCGCCAATAAAAATCTCAAGCGCAGTTCAATTTGATGATGGAGTTGGACTTATCGTTTACATAGAAATTATTGAAATAAAAATGGATGGAGATGAAGTAATGCCAAATTTAGATACCGAAAGAAATGTTGGTGTTTTCAGGGAGATTATCGAAGAATATAATGATTTTCATAACAAGATTGAAAATATAATGTATGATGTTTTGGAACCTCAATTACAATTTGGTAGTAATGAATCTTTCTATTATAATGCTTACGTCAGATTCAAGAAATATAAGGAAATTCCGTTAGAAACTAAAAGCGGTTACGTCGGTGATAAAGAAATTTTTGTTCAATTATTTAATTCTCTTTGATATTTTTCGCAGTACTTCATTCAAAATTTCGGCACTTACTAAAACCAATCCTGAAGCTACAATTCTTTCAGTTATGTTTTCGGCTGTCTTTTCAAAATCACCCGAGCTCCGAACCAAATTTTGAATATCAAGAATTATTGGAATTAAAAAAGAATAACTTATTAGTTCTGAAATACTTGTAATAGATAGTTGTAGAGAATTTAAAAAACCTAAGAAAGCTTCTCTTAATTTTAGACCTTTCGTATAAACTTTCAGAAAAATTTGTTCTAATCCTTCTTCTTTTATTTTGGAATATATCTTTTCAAATAAAGATTTATTGTCGAAATATATGATTGATACAACACCTAATAATATGAGAGCTGCCTGATTTTCATCAACTTTGAACTCATTAGTTCTTATATATTCATCCAAAGGTAACACCAAACCACCCACAGAGGTTCCCCAAGTTGAAAGTAACTTTAAATTTAATGCAAATTTTCTTTTTACCTTATTAATCAAACTATTGGTGAACGCGTTTAGAATTCTCATGTTTTCCGCAAAAAAACTTTTGTATCCCTCGTTCATCAAAATTTTTAGTTGCCCTTCGGTGATTAAAAAATTCATATTCAATAAATACCTCGTATATTTATTTAGTATGAGTAAAGGTCTTAATCCTGAATTGAATGTTGGTGATAAGGTTGTTTGTTACCACATGGAGGGTGAAATGAGTGTGCCGCCTGGTACAAAGGGTGTTGTTACAAATAAAAGTATTGACCCATTTGTGAAGGATGGGTTTTTGTATAAAGTTGAATGGGAAAATGGTTCAAAATTACCTTTACTAACAGATACAGACACTTGGAAAAAACTCGAACAAGAAATCCGAGAGGAAAAATCTTTTGACCCGATGATGGAATTATTCAAAAAAAACAAATCATTATTCAAACATTTCGATTTGGACTTTTTCAGAGAGTTTTTATTAAAATTAAGAGAATCAGGGATTACAAATATGTACGGCTCATCACCTCTTATCTATGCGGGAAAAGACCACATTGAAAGATATTATGGTGAAGGAAAAGAGGACGATGAAAATTTTCAGGAGTTGTTGGATATTGCCGACCAATCAAGGGACAAACTTGTTTCAGGATTAGTTAGTTTTGCAAAGGAACAAAACATTGATTTGGAAGACGAAAACAAACTAAACCAATTAGCAAGACAATTTGCAAAAGATATACTTGTTATGTATATCAACACCTTTTAATTACTCAGTGGTGCTTTTATTGGTGGGTGTGATTTATAATTGATAAGTTCAATTTGTGAGACATTGATTTTATCCCATAAGATTTTATATCCCTCTTGATATTGATATTCAAAATTCAATGAGATTTTGGGTAAAGAGTAAGGTTCTCTTGTTGTTTTTGGTGTTGGTGTCCAATATGGGTTATCGAAATCAACTTTTTCTGATTCATTATATTCAAAACCTGTTTCGTAGTTGTTTGCAAACCAAATGTGATATCTTTCTTCATAACCTAATTCACGACCAATTTGTTGTTTTGCCTGTTCAATATGGTTCAAATATAGATGAACGTCGCCTAAGTTTCCTATTAGTTGGTCAGGGACCATGTTAACTTCCTTAGCGATTAGTGAAAGTAAAAGTCCGTAAGATGCGATATTGAAAGGTAAACCTAAGAATGTATCCACTGAACGTTGATTCCACATTAAAGAAATTGCTCTTGATGGTGCGTAATCCAAAGGGTCGATATTTTTGATATATCCCCTTTTTTCATATTCAGCAACCCTCTCTTCAACCGATAGCTCTCTTGTATAAACTTGAAATCCGTAGTGACATGGAGGTAAAACCATTTCATCAAGTTCGGCGACATTCCACGCAGAAACCATTAGTCTTCTTGAATCAGGATTAGTTTTCAATTGATAGATTAATGTCTGAATTTGGTCATACCAAATCGAACCTCGCCTATCGTTATCGTGTAAATCCATCCAACCCTGCCATTTTCTCCACTGTTTACCATATATAGGTCCCAATTCACCCCACTTTTTTGCAAATTCATCATTTGTTTTTATCTCATTGATGAACCATTCTTTTGTTGGAATGTCTTCGTGTCCAACAAAATGATTAGAATAATTTTTATAAGCGTCCCCGTCCCAAATATGACAATCATTATCAACAAGATATTTGATATTGGTATCACCACGTAAAAACCATAACAATTCGGTAACCAAAGTTTTCCAAGCCATTTTTTTTGTTGTCAGAAGAGGAAAACCTTCTTTCATATTGTGTCTAATCGTGTAACCGAAGATAGACTTTGTACCAGTACCGGTTCTGTCCGTCTTTTCTACTCCGTAGTCAATAATATCTTGTAGAAGTCGTCGATATTGTTTGTCTATATTATTCACTTTGATAATTTAATCCAGCATGAAGTTTAACGTTATCCATCGAAAGTCTATAAGCCTCCACTCTATCCATTTTGGGGTTGAGTTCCAAAATACGTCTTGCATTTTCTAAAACTTCTTCTCTTACTCTTAATTTTTCTGCTTCATGAAGAAGCTCGTCCACAATTTCTTCGTTAGTCATTTTTTTTGATTTTTCCATTCTTGAATCATATAGTTTATGTTGTCAGAAAGGTAATCCATTTTGGATAACCATTCGAGAAGCTCGTCTTGACCATCATATTTTCCCTTTTCATAACATTTCTGCATGGCATCAACTAAACCCTCCTGATTTAATAAGACACTATGAACATTATGTTCACGAATTAGGTCGATATAATTTTCTTTTGTCATTTTTCAATAAACATTACGGTGTTTGCAATTGGAAGTCTTGCAACAGGTAATCTACCAACTTCAGGTAGTTCCTGTAAAACTTCATAATAACCTCTATCATCTACTTTTACGGTCGGTACAGACCCGAAGTTGGAAATAATTTTTGAGTCACCAACAGGTCCATCAAGTACCTTAACTGTTTTTTCGGTTGTGTTGAATACTAGTGTGTGCATTTGTTTGTTTTTGTATTGTAAATTTAAGAAAAAAAGAGCATAAAAAAAACAAGTGAACTCATAAAAATTTTTGGCGAATAGTAAATTACCAAGATACTATCAAAAATTGAGAGGTTCACTTGTCTAATTAATTCTATCGTTTTAAAACGCCAAAGTCAACTCAAATGTAAAAATTAAACTATTTATAAAGAAAAATTACTATGCAGTATTGGAGTTTAGGACAAATGTCAAATGAGGAGAAAGAAAATATCTTATCCAAACACAAAGAGGTTTATAATGGTTACCAAACAATGCAACCAAAAGTTAATAACACACAACCCCTTTATGTTCAAGACTTTGCAAAAGATAAGTTGGGTGCAACTATCACAAATGATGGTACTGTAAAACCTTATACTGATTATAGAATCAATGAGTCACATGTTATGGATACTTGTGAACAATGTGGAGGAACGATGAATGAAGGTGAATGTTCTGAATGTGGTTGGGGTGGACAAATGAACGAAAAAGTTGATATAGAAAAGGTTATAAAAAAAGGGGTTAAGAAAGCTAAGGAATTTGTCTATGGTAAACAAAAAGACTCTAAAAAACCTTACACGGCGGAAGCGGTTGATAAAATTATATCATCAATCAAAGGTTCAAAAAACGAAGAGCAACTCAAAAGTACTTTGAAAATGTTCGAAAATATTTTGGACACTAATGATGACCTTTTAGACGTTTATAAAGATAGAATAATTAATGCTTTTAAGAGGAAAGCCCAAGAACTCGATTTCTATTTGGATAAATCCATGTTAAAAAAACTGGACATCAAGGAATATAAAACAGGCAAATTATCTGACATTTATCATCAGGAAGATTTAAATCCATCAGACGATTTCGATTATGTAGAAGGTGGTGGAAATGATTACGGTACTTTTGAAAAAATGCACCATATGAAAGATATAAAAAACGAGGAAACTGCAACATCAAATGCTCCTTTGTCATATGGAAAACATTACAACGAAATTGAACCTCCTTATGATTTTAAATCCAATGGACCTGTCGGGGATGGTGGAACTCTAAGACAAAAAGATGTGAATGAAGGCAGTTACACTGGCGGTGGAAATTCTCCAGATTTTGAGGCCGATATTGACCCAGCTTTTGATTTTGAAACGGATGGTCCAATTGAGGATACTTACACAGAACCAGCAGATGATATGGATTTGGATGAAAAACAGTCTTGGAAAGCTTATGACTTCATGTCAGGTGGACCTGATAATGGAGGAGATGCGTATCCGATGAACGAAGAGGGTGAGTGTGAAGAATGTTGGGAAAAAATGGAATCAGCATGGACTGAAGAAGTAGATGAACAAGATGTTTCTGGTGTACAAGGAATATATGGGGCGGCAGAAAAACCATACGCGTTCGTTAGCACGGGTCCTGGTAAAGCAGGTCCATACCAAACTCATAGCTGGGGTGGAGAACAATTAAGTGAAGAAGGTTATGAGTCAGAAGATGAAGATGTTTATTGGGAGGAAGATTTGGAACCTAACGAACTTAATTTAGACCTTACAAAGTTCAATCCTGAAGACAAGTCTTGGGAAGAAATAACCGCACATACAGGTGAAGATGAATTTGCACACTTGAATGAAGATGTGAAAGAAAAGCTAGAAAAACAGCAAGGTAAAATTCTTGAAATGTTCGAGAGGTTCAAAAGATTTCAGTAAAAACGTTCTCAAAAGAAAATTTTTTCAATTCTTCAAAAGAAAATGTCATTTTTGATTCGGATTCAATATCATCTTTGAAAACAATCAAATCTACAAGTCGATTATTCATTAAATTTGAGTTTTTCAATAATCTTTTGAGTTCATTCACTTTATATGTAATCCAAAAGTCCTCCAAATTATTCCGTTGATAAAGTTGGTACTTTGGTAAAAAAATATTGTAGGTCTCCAAGTTATTTTCCAAAGACAATTCTGAAAATCTATAATCTTCAGTAAAATTGAAATTTAAAACTCTTTGATATGGTTCGCACCACTCACTAAGTACTTTTTTTTGATATACGTTCAAAATAATTAAAATCTTTTTTTCAGTATTTTCATGAAAAAAGAATTCTTTGAGATTTGAGACGTCGAAAGATATATCTCCTTCATAATCTGTGAAATAACTTTTTTTCTTATTTTCGAAGAAATTGGGGTGGAAGTTATTTGAGATACAATTATCAAATTCATTTTCATCAACATCTAAGTTTTTTGTGTGGAAGTAATCTAAAATTTTGGATTTTTCTAAGAAAAAACTAAAATTGTTTCCATTATCAACAACATAAAAACTATCTCCAATTATATTTTTCTTGACCTGACGAATTTCTGTAACAAGATTATTGTTTTTAAGTAAATTTGAATATGAAACACAAATACTACCCATGTGTCTATTTTTACAATAAATTTTGGTGTTAAAAACAAAATCTGTCATTCTTAAAATAACAGGTTCAAACTTTAAGTGTTCAGAAACCTTTTCAAAAATTCGAAAATCTGGGACTTCTGATGCTTCGGAAAAACAAATTATATCTTCAAAATCCAATAATAACTCAGAAAAAATATCAAATAAACTTTGGGAGTTTACTGATAGCCAAGTGTCGTTATTGTCCGTTTCAATAATCGTAATTTTATCTATCCATTCAGAGCAAATTTTTTTTAATCTATTAATTTCTGAAAAACTATTTGGTGTTGTTATGATTATGTGATAAAGGTCTTTATAAACATTTTTTAGATGATGTTTGAGTATTTCCAAATCTTCAGTGAGATTGATTACCTCAACAATTTTATTTTTTTTTAGTTGACTAATCATATTTGTTGAAATCAGTTTCTTTTTTCTTATAATTAAGATATAAAAATTTTTTCAAATGTCACTATCAAGATATTTTCTAAACGAACATCGTGGAACTATGAACCACTTGAATTATTACTATTTTACAGACGCTTTCACAAAAGATGAACTGATAGAAATAAGAAGATTAGGTGATGCATTACCCAAAATGTCTGGCACTACTGTTGCCGACTATGATGAACACGTTTCAGATTACAGAAAGAGTGAGATTGCGTGGATAGGAGATAACGATGATACAAGGTGGTTATTTGAAAAAATGGCAGACCTTTGTAAGATTGCAAATAAAAATATGTGGAACTTTGATATATGGGGATATCAGGACGGTTTTCAATACACTGTTTATTACGGAGATGGTGGTCACTATGACTGGCACGCTGATTTAGGTCCGGGTATTTCAAACAGAAAAATATCTTGTGTTCTACAACTTTCTGACCCAGGTGAGTATGAAGGTGGTGATTTACAAATGAACCCAGGAGGAAATATTTTGACAGTTCCAAAAGGTTTAGGAACCCTTTGTTTTTTTCCATCGTTTCTTCTTCACCGAGTTACCCCATTGAATGGTGGTGTTAGGAAATCTTTAGTAAATTGGTTTTGTGGTGCAAATTTCAGATAATAAAGTTCCGAGAGAAGTTATTACAATAAAAGACTTCCATAGAGTTGCTAGAGAAAATGAATTTTTCATTTGGCATTTCTTAAAAAAAAATCAATGTGCTGGTCAACATGAATTATGTTCCTATTTCGATAATTACACAGGAGGATTGAGTCAAATCACCCATACAATAAAATACATCTTCAACTCCATAGATATTCCTTACTTTGAATCCTACACAGAGGAAAGTATGGATTTTTTACTCGATTTAGGTTTCAAAGAAAATTTCTTGTATCAAAGAAATTTCAATGATAAGTTTTACATAACCAAAGAACAGAAATTTTCACCATTATTCATTACATTCAATCGTTTTATGATGGTTGGTTCTTCACCTCAGAAATGTTACTGCTCTGATTATTTGATAGAATTGATAATGGAACTCAATCCAAAATTCATTTTGAATTCACATTTTGACTAACGTTCAGTGTTGAAGAAAAACACTTGGAATAGTCTTCCGTCAAACATATCTCTTCCGAAATAATCTAGTGATACGTGGTAATTGTCGGCACGATACATAATCATTCTATTGAATACATTTCCAATTCTGTCAACCAAGTCCCACTTGGTCATATCCTGACAGTCAAAACCTGGAGGTGCTAGCTCTTTATATCCTGGCTCATTTTCTCTTTTATAGTCATAATGCATCCATCCTGTTGCCTTGTGTCTGAAAATTCCTGTACCTGAACTTAATGGTGCATCGGGTGTTAGATAAAGAACCGCGGCCCAATCCGTTGTAGAATCGGCATGTATCCAAGACCTATCAGCGGCGACTGTGTATTGAAAAGAACCTGTATAATTATTTTCTGGGTCATCACTACCCCAATATGTGATTTCACCAGCAAAGGGGTATAGAATGTCTCTTAATCTTTTTTTCAAAGCAGGATTGAGAAACGACTTGGTTCTTTGACCAGGGTAGTTTCCACGAACTTTGAATTCTTGTTTAAGCGCAAAATCTCTGACCTCCATTGGGTTTTCATAAAAATCATCTATAGTTAGGGAATTGAATCTCATATCAATCTTTTTGATAAAACTAATGCAAAAATTTATGAAATCAAATTAAAATTTTTTTGACTTTTCATACATTTTATAATATTTCTATATAAATTAATTGAAATGGAAATCAAAGAGATAGTATCATATTTTTTAAATCCCGACTCCAATATGTTGGAGGTTTCTTTCAGAACTATTGAGGACAATGATGAAGTTTTGAGAACTGACAACATTGAAGGCTCGGTTATTGAAGATTATGGTTTTGATTTAGTCACCGAAAGCTTTGATTTTTTCGACGACGAATTCGAAAACGATGAAGTCGAGGAAGTAAAAATTGAACTTGATGAAGATGAACTTATAACATTCTTGAATGAATATTATACGGTTAACCCTCATTCATTACCAGCTGCGGATTTTTATTAAGGACCAACTCTTGTCCAAACGAATGTAAGGACTTGTTTTTCACCAAATTTTCCTCTTGCCCAACTACCTGTACTTTGGAGTTGTAAGGTCTCAATTCCATCTTCTTCAATATGAAAAGTTAGGGTTTTGGAACCTGTTTGATTTTCATAGTCGAATTGTAAATAACCGTGATTGTACGTGGTGTTATTAAGAACTCTATAAAAGATAAAATTTGGAGATGAACCATATTCCCAAATGTCATTTCCAGACGAGCTAACACCCAAAAGATTCATTCTGAGCGTTGAGTAATCTAAGTGAATATAAAATCGATTCAAAACAATACTATCAAATGGTTTTGGTAAAGTTGGATTCAAGTAGACAGAACCTGTCCGATAAAGTGAATCTTTTGAAACGTTTTGGTCAACAGAGGTAACATCCAAAAGGGTAAGTTTATATTTTCCACTAAGTGTTAAATCTGAAATAGGTAAAGCATACCTTTCACAAGAACTTAGTAGAATAATAAGTAAAGAGAAAATTAGGTGTCTCATTTGAAAAAAATAAAAAAACTATTTCATTTTTCAAAATAATTATAGGTATGAATCTTAATACTGATTTTCTTATAGATTTTTTTAGGAAATACACCACATCAGAAAAAAAGGAGATGGACGAACAAGATGAAGCCGGAGGAGCCGGTGGTGGAAAAGGAAATAACCCGTCAAAATGGGCAGACACAGTTGGTGGACCGACAAGAGGTGTTGCAAACAGTTTACCAAAAAAGGGACAGTATTGGGCTTCAATACACGGAGGTCCTAAAAGAGGCGTTGCAAATAAGTTAGGAACTGCTTAATGAAAAAAAATATCCAAAATATCAGTAAAGGAGAAAATATTTCTTTTTTGACTCAAAGAAACTACTTCGGAGAAAAAAAAAGTCTATCAAAATTATTTGAACAGGGTGGATTTGGTGGTGTTGGTACCTCACCTGAACAAGTAAAAAAAATGGAAGACAAAATTACTCAATCTGAACTAGAGAAAACTAGACAGAATAACTTGAAATCATCTTTTGATGAAAGATTTGAAATTTATGATATTCCCTATCCAAACTCACACGATAATGATAAAACGATAATTTTACCAATTAAGAGTAGGGTTTCATTTTTTGAAGGGGTTGAGGATTTGAGAAAAGTTTTTTTCAAGGGATGGGAAGGAACACAGTATGCCAATCAAATTCCAAAAGATTTCCAATTACCAAAAGTTCAACCTGGAACTTTGAGAACATTTGTCACCCCCGACGAAAAATGGTACAAATTAACCCTAGTCAGAAATGAAGATGGGTACTGGAAATTCGATTGGTTTTTTGATGAAAACAATCAACCATTTATACAACAAAATTACTTCGATGAGGAACTTCCAAAAATATACCTTAAGGAGGAGGAAACATGGTGGGATTTATGGAGTGGGTGGACATTAACCTTGTTATCGATTGCTGCGGCAGCTTTAATTCCTGGTATGCAAGGTTTATTATTATCTGCGGCAATAGATTTAGTTGTGGCAGGTAATGCTTTAGTAGAAGGAGACGGATTGGGTGCGATAATTTCAACCCTTTTAGCTTTTGCCCCTTTCCTTTCGTATTCAGTAAAAGGGTTGGGAAGATTTTCATCTCAGGAAGTTAAAGCTGTAAGTTCAAAATTCGCAAGAGCTGAGACTGAGGCGGAAGTGAAAGCAATTTACAAAAGGTTGAGTGATAAGGAAAAAATATTAGTCAGAGGAGTGATGTCTCAAGAGCCAAAACAGTTTTTAAAACTTCTTGATGAAAACATTTGGAAAGTTTATGAAGAGGGATTGAAAAGAGGTACATGGAATGCTAAAGATGTTGTTAATTCTGTGAACAAACTCATAAGTGAAAAAAAATTACCAATGCCTGAGCTGGCTAAATGGTGGCAAAAAAATCCAAATCTTACAAGATTTGGTATTGATTTAGGTACCACTGGTTTAATTCTTGCAGGTTCAACCCCTTTTGTACTGAAACAAGAATTAGAAAAAACTCTTTCGAAAACTAAAGAGATGATAAGCACTGGAGAAAAAAGGTCCTTGACTCCTGAAGAACTGAAAAATCTCAAAAACAACTTCTGGGAGGAAAATAATTAGTAAAAATAAAACTAACAACTGACCTTATATTTATAAAGAAAAGAAATGAAGAAAGTATTATTATCAGAGGTTAATAGAATTAACGAATTAATGGGATTATCTTTATTAAATGAAGCCACTGGCAACCCACTTTTGACAATAATAAAAAGACTCGGAGCGGGTTTGGAAAGAGAAATATTGGCAGTCACAGGAGAAGAACTTAGTAATCTTAGTGCTAAAGGAGTTTCGAAACTATTAGGTTCTAAAAGCACTGCGTTGAAACCATTGATTATTTCAATATATCAAGAGTTGATTCCAGGTATGACCAAGGCAATGTTTAATGCTAAAACTTTCGATGAATTAGTTGATGAGTTAGCACTCCAAGGGGTTTCTACCAACAATATCAAAAGTTTAATGAAAAGAGCCGGTGAGGATTGGGGTGAACCAAGGGGAGGTTTTCCTGCTAACCCAAAACTCGGGACTTCCAAAACCAAACCAAAGCCAGTTGATGGACCGAAACCTCCCAAACCTCAAGAATTGACACCTACAAGTATGGATTTGGCAACTTTGATGGCGGAAGGGGCTTCAGCAGAGCAAGCTGTAGTTTCTTGGTTTTCAAAAAGATTAAAAACTCTTAATTTACCCAAAATTCCAGCCGACCAAGTGGATGATTTTTTAACAGAGGTTGTTGCTCAAGTAAAAGCAAAAATACCTCAAATAAGCAGATTGGAAGTAGACTCAAAAAGAATTTTGCAAGAGTTTCAAACTCTACCAAGAGAACAACAAAGGGAAATTTTAATAAAAGTCCAGAAAGAAATGTATAGAGGAGGGATTTGGTCTGATTTTGCAAATTCGTTCAAATTATTTGATAACCCTAATCTTAAACTTTATGGATACAAAGAAATAATGAAAAAAACTTTGGGGTTAAACATAGCTTTAACGATTTCTACAATAATCTCTGACGTAATCAGAGCTATATATGATTTCAAAGAAGATATTAATTGGAGAGGACACTTCGGATTGAATTGGTTCCCAGCGTTGTTGGCTAAATTAAGCGTGAATTTTGTTCCCTATTTCAACGTCGCGGCTAATTTTCTTTTATTTTTAGAATCAATAATTCAAGGTTTCATAGATTATGGACTTAGGAGTGGAAAAAAAGATGAAACAGATGGATTGGATAATCTGATGCAACAAGGAGGTTCTGGAAATAAGTAATAGTTCAAAATAATATGAATTGTGGCAATAGACTATAACATACAAAGAAATAAACTTTACACGACTTTGTTGTCAACGGAGACAAGTAAAGGGAACCCTTTTTTAGATAAAAAGTATTCATTTACTGATTTTTACAAAAGATTTTTTTCTGCGGACCAAGGTGTAAAAGATTTATACAATGCTTTGACCACAACAAAAAAAAAGTCAGGTGAATTTTTTTTAGACCCAAAAAAATACACTTTAGCAAATTTTTATTTTTCGTTTGGATGTGATTTGACATTTGCACCAAAGGAATTCTGTGAAGCTCAAAAATCCAAGTTTTCAGGAAATTATGTTGATGGGAAAGCCAAACTTTCAATTACAGACATATCAGGTAACTTGAGTTATATTTTAAAATCTGACAAAGATATTACAATTCCGGTCATTAATAAGAAAATCGACCCTGAAATCAAAGGAAACCTCACAAACAAAGTTGGTGATGTATACGTAGATAAAAAATCTTGGGGAGAAACTAGATTTAATTTTATAGATGACGGTAAAGGGAATATAATTCAGATAAATGTAGAGGTTGTTGCAAGTGCAATGAATAAAGAATTGAAATTAGCATCATATAATTTCACCAAAAATGACTCTGAGGTTAGTCCTGAGGAGGATAAAGAAAAGGAAGAAGATGGAGAGTGGACTTGGAGGGAGGTTCCAAAAGCCGCTTGGGAAGCACTCAAGAAAGCGGGTAAATGGGTTAAAGAAGAAGGTGGAAAGTTTTGGGCATATTTAAATGCTGAAGGTGAGGCAAGAGATGCTGAAGAAAATATTTGGGGTTGTATCAATAAATACAATGAAAATTGGGGTTATTATAAGTTACTTCGTGGTGGCACAGGTACTGGACCTGATTATTTTTATGAGTTTAGTACTTATAAAATTGATGGTAAAAAAACAATATTTGTTTACTTTGAAGATGGTAAATTCGTTCTTAGAAGTTTTGATACCAACCAAAATATACCAGGACAATCTGGTAAATGGAGTTGTCTTGAAGGCGGTGGGTATAAATTAGATTATGATGATGGAAGGAAAGCTGTTTTCGGTATGAATGAAAAAGAATCGAAAATCCAATCATCATCCGACCAAGAAGGTAATGAAAAATCAAATCAACCAATCTCCGCTTGTAAGAGCATGATTAGTTGTCCAAGTTTTGTTGATTATGTAAATAAAAACTTGGAATATAAAGTTTGTATGAAATGTCCTGAAATACAAAATTTTCAAAATAACCCTGTTCTGAAAGTAATTTATTTTAGAAAATTGAAACAAAATAACCTTCCCGAAAGAACTGATGATATTTTTGGACCAATTATGAAATCAGCGATTGAGGAATATCAAGAAATGAATGGTATTACAAAAACCGGTACTATCAATCACAATACTTACATTGCATTGAAAAAGGATAGTAAAGGAAGAGGTGCATAAATAAGATATTTATTTTATATAAAACGTTCATGATGACTAAGAAAAAAAATATTTCAGAACAAAACATTAATGACCCAAACGCGGAGTTTTTGAAAAAAGCTATGGAATTAGGTTGTTTCAGGCAATTTACCGAAGCTTTGGCTCCAAAGGGTCTTAGAATAGACCCTACACCAATTCAAGATAAAAATGGTGAATTTGTGTTAAAAGCCATAGGAAAAAAGTCTGGTAAGACTTATTATGTACATGCAAATCCTCAAAGAATTGTGGATGAAAAAAATCCCTCAGAATTTTTTGAATGGGAATGCCCAAGTCTTGGTGATAAATCTGTTAGAGTTCAATCCGATATTGAAAGACTACGTGCAAGTAGAGAAGAACAAAGTGGTATAGATTGTGTTAACACTTTCAGAGAACTTTATGAAAATTATTTAGCTGTAAGTAAAGGTGGCGCCACATTAGATACTACAGTTATTGATAGATTGAGAAAAAATGCTCAAGCCTGTTTGATTAAGCCCGAAGTGAAAAGAAAATTATTTCTGAGTAAAATTCCAGGTATTAATCAAAGATTTGAAAAAATATTTAATGAACTCAAATCAATTAACCCTGCTGATACAAGATTGAAATTTTTTAGATTGGTTGAAAATGAAAACATATCCAAGTTAATAAAAAAAACATTAAAAGAATTCAAACAAGTAAAAGAAACCAAGAAAATTGAAAAGAAAATATTCGAGTCGAGAATTAACATGGTGTTTGAAGGATTTGATAAGTTTGAAAAACTAAACCAACAAAAAAAAGTTAAAACAGGTTTCAAAACTCTAAAAGAAATTCGTGAAATTCAAAAATCTACCTTGATGACCGAGACTTTAGGTAGTTTGTTCAAAGGTATTTACGGAAAATCTTTTGAGTCATCAATAGGTTCAATTTCTGAACCATTATTCAATATGATTTTCACAAAGATTTCTTTGGACGAGGATTTGAAAGGTAAAATCATGGATAATTTACAATCAAAAACAGAACAATTGATTGCGAGTATGGATAGTTGTTTAGATTTTTCGAAATTTTTGACCGACATCATCAGTGAAGAGTATGCAAAAAAATTGGACAATGAAAAAAAATCAGGTATGAATGTTTTACAATCTGCTTTGATGGATGCTGTTGACGACGAAATGTTCAGGAAAAATTTACAAACAAAAATAGAATCTGAAGTTTGTAGGCTTTATGAAAAATTTACAGAAAATGCAAAAAATTTGATGGTTAGAATGAACGCACTTTAATCATCAATATAAAAGAAAAGAACAAAAAGGGGGTGTTCTAAAATCTAAAAAAAAGAAGGGTTATTTACCCTTCTTTTTTGTTTTAACTACTTCATCGATTATTCCGTATTCCACAGATTCTTCTGCTGTTAACCAGAAATCTCTTGAGGCGTCTTCTGTGACTTGTTCGGACGTTTTTCCACAGAACTCACCTAACAACTCGAATAAAATTTTATTCGTTTTTTCCCACTCTATGAAGTTTATACGAGCGTCTTGAATATTTCCACCAGCACCACCTGAAGTTTGGTGTAACATGGTCTTTGAAAATCTCAAAGAAGAACGTTTACCTTTTGTTCCGGCGCCTAAAAGAACCGAACCCATAGATGCCGCCATACCTGTGTTTACTGTTCTGATATCGCATGAAATATATTGCATCACGTCAACCATAGAAAGACCTGATTTAACACTACCACCGGGTGAGTCGATATGCATAGTTATATCAGATTTATCGGAAGAGTCCAAAAACATCAATTGTGCTTGAACAATTGTGGACATACGGTCATCAACGGGTCCCGCAACCCATAAAAGTCGGTCTCTCATCAAACGAGAGAAAATGTCCATTTGAGTAACACGTAATTCTCTTTCTTCTAAAATGTAGGGTGTCATTGAAGATTCAATCTTCAAACCTTCATAATGTAAATCGAGAGAGTTTTTACCGAGGTGTTTAACGTAGTAGTTCTGAAATTCTTTTCCAATTTCCATATTTGTGATTTTTCACAAAAATAGAAATTATTTATGACAATCCCAAAATATCATCAGCAATTTCTTGAGACGAAAGTTCGGTCCATTTTCTCGGGTGTTGATAAGACCAAAAAGTCTTCCAATTACCAAACCAAATTAAATCTTTTTTTCTGGTGTCTAAAGTTCTAAAGTCAGTGCTGTCTTTTGGAAATCTTCCGATGTTATACGTTTTATATACATCTATGTATGGAATGTTATAGTAAGTGATAAAAGATTTATTTATGTCATCGAAAGGAGTTTCTACAATTGGAGTACAACCATGGATTCTAACATATTCTTGAACTCTTTTTACCCAAAGTTTGCATTCCTCATAACTTTCGGTTTTCAAAATAAATCGAACTAATTTACCGTAATCATTGAATCGGTGTGAAAAAATCCTGTTCATACCGTGTTCAGGAACATATTTGTATATAAGAATTTCCCAATCACCATAAAATTCTATAGGTAGTTTGAAATATGGACAAAAAGATTTTTTGGGAGATATAGGATAAGACTCTACTGTGTATGGAGTTTCATCATTTTGAAGATACTCTTTGACTTCGACGTAGTAAGATTCGTCAGGACCTGACATTCTAACAAGAATACCTTTATCGAAATTATAAATTATACGTTCATTATTCAGTGCTATATACATAATCCTCTATGACTAATTTATCAATTATTTTTTTATTTAGAGCTCTGAAGGCTTGATTTGGATTTTCAATAATAGGTTCGTTGTGAGAATTAAAAGATGTATTCAATAAAACAGGAATTCCTGACAATTTATAATACTCGTTCAAAATTTCCCAAAACTTAGGTAAATTATCTTTGACAACAATTTGTGGTCTAGCAGTTTTATCAGATTTTTGAATTACGGCAGGAATTTCACTTATCCATTCCTCTTTCGTTGAATAACATAACGTCATGAATTCTGATGTATATTTTGATTTTGAACAGGTGAAAATTTCATCAAATTTTTCTTCCAAAACGATGGGTGCGAAAGGCATTGTTTCGTATCTATTTAACCTTTGATTCAAAATACCATGTGTTCCTACATCTGTGGGACGTACTAAAATACTTCTTGCCCCCAAAGCTCTTGGACCGTGTTCAGAACCTCCTTGGAACCAACCAATTATTTTACCTTCATTCAAATCTTTAGCAATTTCCTCTACATTATATGGTGATTTGAAAAAATTGTAGTTTTTAGAAATATTTGAAATTTTTTCATTTGTATAAGAGGGTCCTAACAATACGTTTTTGAGTTTTTTAGGTAATGGCCATTCACCAAGTTCATGTGACTTTTTTATGCAAGCACCTAATGCTAAACCCTCATCTCCCATAGGAGGAATTACGTAAATTTCTTCAACCCAATCCAATTCGTTTATCTGTTGATTGAGTTTTACATTGGCAAATAAACCACCCGCAAAACAAAATTTTTTGTAATCAGGATAAAGTAAATGTAAGTCTTCGATAAAACGTAACATTAAGTCGTTAGTAAGTTTTTGAAGATTGTAACAGTATATTTCTCTTTTTTCTTTTGTAGAAAAATAACCGTCCTTGAACATCATATCACAAACAAATTTTGTTTTCCACGCTGTTGTTGTTGGATAGAAGTTTAAATTTTTATAATTGATGAGGGAATTTAAAACATCATAAATTTTTTGGTCGAAATGACCATCTGCTGCCATTCCCATAAGTTTTCCTTCATCTTTACACATTCTCCAAATCCCTTCATTATATGCATCATAACCCATAATAGAGGACGTGCTAAAACCCCACAAATGAGACAAACTACCACAAGAATTATATGGGTATTGTCTCAAAAGTTGCATTTTTCCATCTTCACATAAATAAATTTTCATTACTGTATTTTCTCCACCTCCATCGTAAGTAATGGTAATTACTTTACCCATCATACCACTTGTGAAATAAGCTCCGTAGGCATGAGCATCGTGATGAGAACATTTTTCGTAATCTAAATCTGTAATTTCTTTTACATATTTTTCACTAACAGGTGCGGCAAAAACTCTGTAATCTGAATTTTCAACTTTATAACCTGTGGTTTCTTCAATTTTCTTTGTAGATAAAAGTGCAGAGGTCTCATGTATGTCACCAGCTTTTTTTCTTGACATTCTTTCTTCTTCTAATGCTGATACTATTTCGCCGTCTTTTACAACCGCACAACAACCACTATGTGAACCACAATAAAAACCAAAAATTAAACTCATGTAGGTCTTTTGATTAAAAAATTATTTATGACTAAATAATCTAACTTTCTATTGATAGTTGTTGCTATCGCGTCTGAAGGGGTCTCAACTATCGGTTCGGAAGGTCCGTTGAAACTTGTGTTCAAAAGGACTGGTACCCCTGTTCTTTCGTAAAAACTTGAAATTAATTCGTAGAATTTGGGGTTAGATTCTTGTGTCACAGATTGGTGTCTCGCAGAGTTATCAATGTGAACAACTGATGGGATTTTTTCTCTCCATTCCTCTTTCACCTCTGTTGTGACGAGCATAAATGGTGAATAAACAGAAGATTCAAAAATTTCAGATTGATGTTCGAATAAAACGGCAGGTGCGAAGGGTCTGTACCACTCTCTACCTTTTATGTCCGAATTGATATGTCCAATCATCCATTTAGTTATTGGTGAAGCAATGATTGACCTATTACCTAAAGCTCTTGGTCCGATTTCTGAACCCCCTTGAAACCAACCTATAACTCTATTCTGAGTGAGCCAATGAGAAACTTCATTTATAAGGTCTGAGAAATTTTCATATTCTTTGAATTCAATTTCAGGATGATTATTGAGTGCCAATAAAATTTCCCCCCTTTCGTATGATTTACCAAAATATGGGTTAATCAAAGAAGTTTCAGAGATATCGGTAATTTGTTGATATCCATACCACGCACAACCTAAAGGTATTCCTGAGTCATCAGAAGGTGGTAAGAAAAAACAATTTTTATATAAACCAGATTCTAAAATTAATTGATTGGAGTTACAATTCAAAAAAGAACCGCCAGCAACACAAACATTATCAGAATTGGTAAACTTTTTTGCTAATTTTGCCAATATTAGGGAGGATTTTTCTTGCCCTTTTTGGTACATACCTGCGACACATGCTCTTGAAAAAAAGTCAGATTTCCAAGTAACCTTCGGATAGATAAAATTGTTATAAATTCTAATATCATCCTCTAATTCTTCCACAAAGCTGGGACCCTCGTCAACAATACTTTGGTCTGCAAAAGAGGCTAAACCCATCAGTTTTCCAGCACTCCAAGTATGTGTCTTTTCTTCGTAAACCAATTGTAAAGTTGCTTCAGCATAAACTGTACCTAATGAGACGTCATCATTGGTTGCCCAAGGTGTGGGAAATTTTATCCACTTTTTGTAAATCTCTTCGTAAGAATTTTTTTTGAAATGATAAATTGATATTCCTTCTGCCCAATCTTGATTAGGGTCTAAAGACCATTTTTTTGGGTCGTACCATTTGTGTGTTGTATTCTTGTAAGATATTACACTCCCTGATGCGTCTGCAACAATTACTGCTGCTTCATCAAATCCTGAACTAAAAAAAGTTGAATAAGCGTGAGCTAAATGGTGAGGTATAAACAATAAATTTTCTCTTTTCAAGTTAGGAAAAACTCTGAAAAATTTTTCGGGAGCATCATCAATTATTTCAGTTGTTGAATATACCCAAAGGTTGATGTCTTGATGTGAAATTCCTAATGCATTCAAACAATAATTTATTGACTCAAGTGGGATTAGTCCCCCTTGGTAAGCACCGTCATGTTTGATGCGTGACAAACGTTCTTGAGTAATACCCACAAGAACTTTACCATTTTCAATTATTACCGCACCTTTATCATGACCTACTGAGAAGCCTAATACTTTCATTTTTGAATTTTTTAATTTTGTTGTTCAGGAACGTCTGTATCCAAAAGCACTGCAGTTCCCTCTACCAAATCATCGTCACACTTATATATGTGAACTCTGTCGTTAAATTTAAAAACAACGACTTTTTGAATCATTTCATGAACTTTCGATTCTTGGGGGACATCAACGATAATTCCTTGTTTATCTTGAAGTATGAACCCCAAAGCTTTTGCGAAAATGATGGACGCATCAAGAGCGTCTTGTAAATCTATTTTATTTTCCATTTTTATTCTGTTTCATCTGCGATTATGTCGTTAAATTCCGACGCGGCAATTGGATATCTTTCCTCAAAAATTTCATACGCCCTTTCCCTTCTGAATAATTCAATTTCTTTTTGAAACAACTCATCGTGTAAGGTGTCTATTTTATTCTGGAGATATTCATTTTGATTTTTTAATTTGTTCAATTCAATGGCCATTTGATGGTACTTTGTAAGTTTAGAGTTTAACATCATTAATACCCCAAGAAAACTTAGACAAATAACAACAAAAGCAATTCTTAAACTTTTATCGGAAATCATAAGATTAATTTTAATAAATTTTTTTAATAAACAAATGAATTTTGAAAATCATTCCATATTTTGGAAAGGGTATGATTTTCATTCACTAAGGTTGGTGCAAAAGGTCTATGCCTCATTCTCATTCTTGCTTCTTCAGGAGTTCTATCAGCTTTTCTCAAATTACATTTCTGACAAGATGTAACGAGGTTTGTCCAATTATTTGTTCCACCTCTTGATTTGGGCACAACGTGGTCCAAAGTCAAATCCTTGGAGGAACCACAATAAACACATTCATAGCCATCTCTTTTATATATTCTGTTTCTGTTTGCCCGTAGTTGACGAGTATAGTGTCTAATGTATCTCAATAACCGAATAATTACTGGACGCACATAAGTTTTGTATCCTGAAACAATTGGATTTTCATCGGATTTAACAATTTCCGCTTTTCCTTTGTCCACAAGAATGAAACCACGTTGAACCGAAGTGACGTTCAAAGGGGTATAATCATAGTTCAAAACAAGCACGTGACTCATACAAAAAATTTTTACAAAAATAAGTTGTTAATGTCAAAAAAACAAAAAAGGGTCAGTAATTTCCGACCCTTGTATATTTGAAGTTTTAATAGTTGTTTATGGCTCGAGATTTTCCACGTCTCAACATGCCGACTTTCTCATTTATCATTTTAGATTCCAAAAGACAATTATTTTGGTCCTGTTTCATATTCATAAATATTACATAATCAAACATATTTATAAATAAAATTGGATGAAGTTTTTACTCTTTTATAGTGATTTGTTGTCTGAAGCGAGAATGATGGGGAACGAAAAGTTTGATTGGGTTGCCTCCAACATGGGAAATTGGTTATTTGACGAGTTATTTGCAAATCCTGATAAAATCCAATCTTTACCTAACATGGACCAATTTTCTACGTGGGTAAGTTCAAAAATCAAAAAAACACCAACTTCTACTGACTTAGTTGACAATTTGGATTTGATGGAAACATTTCTCCATAGACTTGACCCGAAAGAATCTTCTGCCTTCATTAAATCTGTAATTTCAACTTTTCCAATAATCTTGAATAAAATCACAAGATATGGTAAACCTGAAGTTATGGGAAAAAGAGGAAGACCAATGGGTTCAAAAAACAAACCTAAACCTGATATGTTGGGTGTAGACATATTGAAAACCGTAAGACCTGTCAAAACAACCACCCAAATTCCACAAGAACCTCAACCTGAAATGGAAACAAAAAGGAGAGGGAGACCAAAACAATATGACGACGACCTCACCGCGATTGAAAGAAGTAAGTTCAGAAGAGAGGGACCAGCAATGATACAAAGTTTGGAAGCAAAAGCTCAATCACTTGATAACGAAGTGACATTCATAATTCAAAGGATAAAAAAAATTATGGGTGATATTGAGAAAAGAAAAAAGTTTTTCGGTATATCTTAAATTTTTAATAATTTAGCTTTATATTTCAATGTTCGGGAAATAGTACAGTCCGGTAGTATGCTTGGTTTGGGACCAAGAGGTCGTAGGTTCGAATCCTGCTTTCCCGACAAATGTCTTCTTAGCTCAGTCGGTTAGAGCGAGTGACTGTTAATCACTAGGTCCTTGGTTCGAGCCCAAGAGAGGACGCCACAAGCGGAAGTAGCTCATTTGGTAGAGCAACTGATTTGTAATCAGTAGGTCGCAGGTTCGATTCCTGTCTCTGGCTCAATTTTATTCGGCATGTCTTTATTCAAACAAGAAGTCATAATGACCAAAGATGAATGTGATTTAGTATTGAAAAAATATAAATCACAATCTCAAGAATATGAAACCGGACCTGACAAAAACTTTGGGTATGTCTCTATTAATGTTTTTGAGGATGAATGGCTATTGAGAATATTATTGTCATTTGTGGAAAAAGAAACAAACCTGAAAGTTGAATGGCACAAACCCACAAAAGATTTTTTTAAGGAATTTTGGTTACAAACATATCAGGAGGGTGATAGGTTCAATAAACATATGGACAAGTATCACGGAAGAAAATATGCCCTTGGTGTTTTGTTAAACACTGAATTTGAAGGAGGTGATTTTATATGTTACAAAGAAAATGAAATTCACAAATTTGATAAAATAATTGGTAATTGTTATATTTTTTCAGTAGAATTAGTTCACGAAGTAACAAAAATTACCTCGGGTGAACGGAACGTACTGGTTATGTTTGTGAATGAAAATCAAATAGCGTAAATTATGGGAATTTTTGGAACTTATTACTTAATCTGTTTAGTTTATTGCGTGTTAATGTTCATAAAAAGTTGGACTAGAGAATCTAGAGAAGGAGGATTGGGTATTAGTCCAGGTTTGGATACATTAGCAATTTTAATCATATGTTGGGCTTTAGCTCCCGTTGACATTTATCTAAGATGGGTAAAATTATACCGTGAAGCTGAAGAAGCAAGAAGAAGAAATGATAAAATTCTATAAATGGCACATCCAAACTTACACGCAAAATCTTCGGCAAAGAAATTTGGAGGAAAACCTGAAGATTACATTCATCTTCACGAATGGTTAGATGAAACAAAAAGTTGGATTGGAGATTCTTTACACAGAGCCTTCAGACACCACAGTGAAGGTATTTTCGAAATGGAACAAAAATTTGGTACGGAGTTTGTCAACAGTGATGGAAAAGTCGTTTATACGAGATATGTTGGAGAACAACACGTTAAAGAGGACTGTAACGATTATATTCCTTCGGCAAAAGAATGGATTATAAACATAGGGAATGGAACAAGGCCAAAGTGGATGTTGAAAACAGTCAACTTAGAGTTCCAAGATTGATATTTATTTAGTAAAGGTTCAAAATGGAAGAAATACTAACTCCCGAAGATAAAAAAGTTCTGAATTTAATTTCAAACTATATAAGGTCCAATGGTTTAAGAGAGGGTCAAATTGAAATTGATATGGACTACGGCGATTTGGATATTGAACGGATAAAGAATGTCACAATTTTTTCAAATTCCTACAATGTAGAAATACCTGAAGAGTTAATCGAAATATGTTATAAAATTCTCAAACACATTGATGAGAACCAAGGTTTGGATGTCGATGTAGACGATTTGAATTATGAAAAGTTAGAAATGGAAATTGATACTATACAAAAATCAATTACGGCTTCACATTTTATTTCCTATTTTGACCAATCTGATTCCACCTCTACTGAGTGGACTGAAGATGATTATGAAGATTCGGATGAAAACCCAATCACCAAAATGTTCAATGAATTGGAAAACGAACCAGACATAATTCCGGTCGATGGTCAATTACAACTCAGATATAATGGTTCTGGTGATAGTGGTTACCTTGAAGATTATTTTGAGTCTGGAGGTGCGGTCCCTGCAAGTGTATCTGATTGGTGTTATGAGCAATTACAAAGTCTTCACGGTGGATGGGAAATTAATGAAGGTTCACAAGGATATTTTATTTTTGATTTGAACAACAAAACAGTTGAATTGAACCATACTATGAATGTTGAAGAATCGGAATCAAAAACTTTGTATGAGGAAAAATTTTAAACTATGGAAAGATTGTTTTCACCCGTAAGTTTGATTTCAATAACTCATGAATTGAAAGAAAGAGCATTGCAAATTCAATACATTGGAGATATGTCTGATTTGGGAAATGAGATTGGACTTTGTGTTTCTAAATATTATGAAAATATGAACGAAAACGAAATAGAACTTTTCGTTCAAGGTTTCAAACATGGTGCTAGAATTCCCAAAAAAATTGATTGACAATTTATTAAAAAAGGAATATATTTATTGTAGATGAAAAATGCGAACTATCATATAGAGTTTGTTCAACAACAAGAGATTTGTTGGGAGACTAACCTATGCGTAGTTCGGTAAAGAATAAACTCCTGAAGAGTTATATATACAACCTCGGACTACGCAAGTGGTTCGGGGTTTTTTTTTTGTGGTATGAAATATTGGTCGTAAATTTGCTTCATGCTCGGTTCGACTAGTGGTTAGGTCACCACCCTTTCACGGTGGTTGCACGGGTTCGAATCCCGTACCGAGTACATCTGGTAATCAAGCTAACTTAGTAGAAGCGTAGGACTGAAAATCCTGAGGAGTTGGAGCGTAACCAACGATTACCACAACAAGGTCGGGTGGCCGAGTGGCTTAGGCGGAGGTCTGCAAAACCTTCTACGTAGGTTCGATTCCTACTCTGACCTCAAACACGGTGGTTGTAGCCTAATGGTAGGGCGGAAGTTTGTGGTACTTCATGTGAGAGTTCGATTCTCTCCAATCACACACAACGGAAGTATAGCTCAGCTGGTCAGAGCGCTATTCTGATACGATAGATGCCAGTGGTTCGAATCCACTTACTTCCACATGAGACGGAAAATTATTTTCATAGATGTTGATGGTCCTTTATCTTGGGGAACATGGGGTGATGGAAAAGTTACGCTCAACTGTGGCTCCGAACTATTCAAGATGCCTTATCCATGGGTAGAAGAAGATTGCCAAGCTCTCCGTAAAATTCTCGACGAAAGTAATGCTAAATTAGTTTTGAGTTCTGATTGGAAAAAACATTTTAGTTTCAGACAAATGAAAACTATCTTCGAACGATATGGTATGTCAGGTCACCACCTTATCGATACAACTACTCATCAGGATTTATGGACAAAATTGAGTAGACCCTCTATTGATTGGGAAAGAGCTGCAGAGATTGTGAAGTGGGTAAAGGATAATAAGATTTCCAATTGGATTGCGATTGATGACCTTAATTTAGCAAACGAGTTCAAATGGATGAAGATACCACAATGGAGACATGTACAGGTTGATGGAGATTGGGGACAAGGTGGTAGACTCAGAGATAAAATTGATGAATGTATAAAAAAACTTGAAAGATGAAAATTGACAGAAATAGACTAGCATGGTTTTTGAAAAACATAAGGGTTGATGACCCAGGAGAACTTACAGATGAAGTTCTTGTGGATAAGCTTGCAAATTATATGGAAGTTAATCCTGATTTTGTTGATATTCACGGTGTCAGTCACCCTGGTCGTTTCAGTTATCATACTGTTGGGTATGGTGTTTTTTCTCTTCTTGGAGAAAGATATAGAATGGGAAGAGTTGAAATATTTGACCGACAAGAAGATACAGGATATGCTGTTAGTGAAGGCGCTTATTGTATGCCGTTTGTTGCAGCAAGTCAATTCGAGGATTTTATTGAATCTTTGGAAACAGACCTTCCGATAAACATAGAAATTGGTTCCCACAAATGGTGTGAATATGAATGTGCAAAAGACCTCGGTTTCGAAAACGTTGAAGAGATGAGAAACCCTGAAAAAGTCAAAGAATATCGTAAAAAGAAAAACGATATCCACGCACAAGAACAAGGATATAAAGATTTTGATGATTTGTTGAAAAATAGTAAATTTGGAAATCTTTTGGTTAAATGATTACCCGCGTGTGTAGCTCAATTGGTAGAGTACTGGCTTCCAAACCCAGTTGTTTTAGGTTCGAGTCCTAACATACGTGCAAATAGGTTGATTGGGGAAGGGATATACGTTAACCTGATGATGGTGGTGGTATATTCGGAGTTGAAATCATCATAGTAATGCCAATCATAAAAGGAGTTGTCCACTCGACCATCTTCTCCTTTCCTATAAGGACCCCTAGCTCAGCAGGTTAGAGCAACTGACTCATAATCAGTAGGTCCACGGTTCGAGCCCGTGGGGGTCCACAAGGTCTGTCTCTGTTTAGGTTCTTGGATATTTATTAATAAATTATTAATCATGTCAAGAAATAAAATTTCCTCCGAAGAAAAAGAGTTCATAATCGAAAGTCACATGAGGGCTGGTTATAACACATTTGATTGGTCAGTAATCGAAGAAGATGTTGACCCTGAATTCGAAATGACTGAAAGAAAAATGGAGAGTGTTGAAGATTTGGAAAAACAAATTAAAGAACTTGAGAAAAAAATTGAGGAACTCAAAGCGAAAAAATCAAAGAAAAAAGAAACCAAAGAAGACGAGTTTGATAGTTTAGTCGATGCGGATATTGATGTAGAAGACGAAAGAGATTCCTTGGAACAATCTTAAACTAAGTTTCCTGGTGTTATTACAATTATTTGACCAACATACATGTTTTCAGGTGATATTGGTACTTCAGTAAAATCGAACCAACACCTTGTAAAATCAACTTTGTTTACAACTCTCATATCTTCTAAAAAAGGGTCCAAAATAAATAAGTTTTTGTTGTCATACCCAATCACAACGGAAGAGTGTCCTTCAGGCGGGTCCCCACAGAACCAATCTACAACAACAGGGATTTCACTATCGATATAACTTATTATTTCATCAATTGTAGAATTATTTTTCAAAAATACATTGAAACCCAAGGTTTCTGCTGCACAGACCATATCTTCACTCTTACATCCCATTTCGTAAGTGTGGTCACAGATTTGGGCGATTAATGCTTCATCATAAAACTTTCCGTAGTAAGCAAAAATCATTCTGAGAGAAGCTGGCCCACAGGTACTATCATCTGATTGCAGATAGTGAGGTACATCCAAAATTTTGGATTTACCCTCCATTTCGTTAATAATTTTTTTTACCAAAGAAATTAATTCAACTTCGGACAATAAAATT